TATTAAAATGCAATCTTCTGATATGGCCGCGCAGCTTACGCGCCCTGGTCAAAGTAACGGTACGGGTGACGCCCGCGCCCTGTACCTAAAATTGTTCAGTGGAGAGATGTTCAAAGGGTTCCAGAATAACGCGATCGCTCGTGATCTGGTTATGCGCCGTACTCTCCAAAACGGAAAGTCTCTTCAATTTATTTACACTGGTCGCACCACGGCTGAGTACCATACTCCTGGTAACAGCATCCTTGGTGACTCCAACGGTCGTCCTCCCGTGGCGGAGAAAACCATCACGGTTGATGACCTGTTGATCTCCAGTGCTTTCCTGTATGATCTCGATGAGGTTCTGTCGCATTATGACATGCGTTCTGAAATCTCTCGTAAGATCGGTTATGCTCTTGCTGAAAAATATGACCGTCTGATCTTCCGTGCCATCGCCAAAGGCGCACGTCAGGCATCTCCTGTCCAATCCGTTGGCTCTGGCGATGATCTGGTAAGCACCGAAGAACCGGGTGGTACTCAGATTCAGGTTGGTACCGGTACTGGTACTACCGCTGACGCCTTCAATGCTCAGCACCTGGTGTCTGCCTTCTTTGACGCCGCTGCTGCGATGGATGAGAAAGGTGTGTCTCAAGATGGACGTGTGGGTGTTCTGAACCCCCGTCAGTACTACTCCCTGATTCAAGAAGTTGGCAACAACGGACTGATCAACCGTGACGAGCAAGGCGCTGGTCTGCAATCCGGTAAGGGTGTTGTTGAGATCGCTGGTATCAAGATCTACAAGTCCATGAACATTCCGTTCCTGGGTCAGTATGGTACTGCTTATGGTGGTGACACTGGCGTTACCTCTCCTGGTAACACTGGCGATTTCGTCAGCCCTGACATCGAAGCTGCCCGCAACTCGGACACCGGTATCAACAATCACTACGGTAACTCTGACCACTTCGATACCTCCTGCGGTCTGATCTTCCAACGTGAAGCCGCTGGTTGTGTGGAAGCTATCGCCGGCGTTCGGTACTACCTATCCTGCCAACACTGCTGGCACCTGATAGGTTTAATTATACGGGAGTCTCTTCGGAGGCTCCTTTTTTTTAATTCTTTATTGAGAATAATACTCATTTGCAATTATGCCTTACCTAACTACTGGCTCCACTGAACTTAAAGCCGTTAATCAGATCCTGGCGTCAGTTGGTCAGGCTCCTGTTACCACGTTGACAACTGAAGAAACTCTCATTATTAGCGAAGTTAAAAGGTTTACTGGTGCCATTTCAGGTACTACGCTTACCACTGAAACTGCTAACATTCCTGTTGGTACTTACATTGGTGGTACTGGTGTTACTGATGGTACTTCGATTGCGGTAGCTGGCGTAGAAGCCGTACCTGCAACTGACCCTGTTACGTACGACTACACTGTAAACATTTCACAGACTGTATCGTCCCGTACACTTACTCGTAATGAGGTTACAACCAGAGTTGAAACCCAAGCCAACCCGGACGTTGCGATTGCACTCAACACCTTGAGAGAGGTGTCACGTGAAGTACAAAGCGAAGGATGGACTTTTAATAAAGAATTTGATTATAAACTTACACCTGATTCTAACAAAAACATTCTTATCTCAGATAACATGTTGCAGGTAGATCTAAACGTCTCATCTAAGAGATTTGATAACCGGCAATATGACAGCGTTAATCGTAATGGTAAACTTTACGACCGAATCAAACATACTGATCAGTGGGACGAAAGTGTGTATGCTGATATTTTGTGGTATTTTGAGTGGGAATCTATCCCTGATCCTATCCAAGCATTTATTGTAGCTCGGGCTGCAGCTATTTTCTCTAGTCGCACTATGGGAGATGGCAATCAGTACCAGATGCTCCAGCAAAAGGAAGCGTTTGCCAGAGCAATGGCTATGGAGTATGAGTGCAATCAGGGTGACTTCTCCTTCTTTGGTGAACCACAGGGAGAAAACTATTACAATAGCTATAAACCGTTCCATACCTTGCAACGCTAATGCCAGCAGTAACACAACAGATCCCTAATTTTCTTGGTGGTGTATCCCGCCAAACTGATGATAAAAAACTACCCAACACATTAACCGAGTGTATTAACGGTTACCCTGACCCTACCTTTGGTCTTTTGAAACGACCAGGTATGCGTCATACCAATGTTCTAAAAAAAGCAAATGGCACTGCTTTTACCAAGACAGAGTTAGCTGGTGCTGCATGGTTTTTTATTGATCGAGCAGTAGCAGGTTCTTATATTGGAGCAATTAAAGGTTCTAATATTTATGTATGGACTGCTGCTGAGGGTACCTGGTGTACTGTCACTAACACTGGTGGTAGTTATTTAACTGGAACCCAACAATCGGATTATCATTTCCGTAGTATTCAAGACGTTACTATTATTACTAATAAAACTGTAACGGCTGCAATGGCAGCAAACAATACGTTTGTTGCTCAATCTCAAGGTACTCTAAAATTGCTTTCGTTGGTTGACGGCGATGTGCATAATGTAAAAATTAAGGGTACGTCTAACGGTACAGAATATACTGCTACAGCTACTGCACAATCGTCTGCTACGTTTAATAGTTTCCTTTCAGGCACCCACGCTAGTCATGAGCTTTTAGGAGCCGTTAAGGCGCTTCTAGAGGCACGACAGTCTGCAAATGATTCACAGTTTAGTGGTAAGTGGTATCTAAACTCTTATGCTGACAGCATTCAGATTAGACGAACAACTGAATCCAATGCTGTTGTAGTTGGGGCTGAACCTGGTTCTAGTGTTACTTATAAATACTTTGAAGTACAAGGTACTGGTGGTGTAAATAATAATACACTAGAGGTGTTTCAAGATGATTTTACAAATGCATCTAAATTACCTACAGAATCATTTCACAACCATACTGTAAAAATCCTCAACAGCGACAGTGCTAATGATGATTACTATCTAAAATTTGTGGCAGCAAATGGTGTCGGCGGTAAAGGTTATTGGTTAGAAACTACAGCACGTAATGTATCGCCCGGTCTTAATGACGGGACTATGCCTCACGAATTGGCTAACACTGGAGCTACTACTTTTACGTTCGGTCCTATTTCCTATACAGATCGGTTGACTGGTGACGATAACACTAACCCACAACCTTCTTTTATTGGTAAGAAAATTAGCTCTACCTTTTTTTACAGTAATAGGTTTGGTATTCTAGCTGAAGATAATGTTATCTTTGGTGTTGCCAATGATAGCTACAATTTCTTTGCTAGGTCTGCATTGACTCAGATTGATTCAGACCCTATCGATCTAAACGTATCTAGCGTCCGCCCTGTTACTTTGTTTGACGTTTTGCCGTCACCTCAGGGTTTGCTTTTGTTTAGTGAAAGACAGCAGTTCCAAGTGTATGCTACAGATGCAAGTATATTGACACCTACTTCTGCTGTTATCCGTACATTGTCTAGCTATGAAATGGCTACTAATGTACAACCTGTAGATATCGGTACTACCACTGCATTTGTTAGCCGGGTCCCTGGTTATAGTAAACTATTTACAATGACTCTCCGTGACGTTGAACAGACGCCGGTAGTGATTGATATCAGTAAAGCTGTACTAGAATGGATCCCTGATACTGTAGATGATCTAACTGTCAGCCCACCAAACTCTATTGTTATTCTGGTTGACCGTGATACATCTTACCTGTACATGTACCGGTTCTATAACAACGGTAAAGAGGATCTATTCCAAGCATGGGTAAAGTGGGAACTGCCTGGTACTATTCAAGCTGCACGTATTATTAACGATGCAGTTACTGTTGTATCACAGCAGGAAGATGAATATACTATCGGTTCTATTGAGTTAGATGAATTGCCGTCTGGTAATATTTTAGCAGGTTCTTCTACCTTAACTGGTAACACACCTCTTGACATGGCTACCCGTCCTGTCAAGCCTCATGCGTCAGTTGATGCAGTTGTGTATGATACAACAAACGATATTACTAAAATCTACGTACCTTACACACCTATTGATGATAAAGAAGCTGTAATGCTTCTTACTGTACCTACAGCAGATAGCGGTACAACTGCTGAGTTAGACTCAGATCAGGGTTACTGGACTACAGCTATTGAACGTATTGAACCCTCTACTAATTATAGATACTTTGAAGTTAAAGGTAACTTTACTGGTTATGCTGACGGTATTGTAGTTGGTTATGGTTATGATCTAGAGGCTGTGTTCCCTAAATTCTATTTGCAACGTGAAAATGGAGCTGACTATACAGCTGCACTTACTGTTGCTAGGGTTAAGTTGTCTGTTGGTAGAACGGGTGCCCTTCGATTTAAAGTAAAACCTACAGGTTCTAATGAATGGAAAACAGTACAACATACAGCAGACGCTGGAACCTATGATGGTGATACTAATCCTGTAACACAGGAGAGAGTATTTACCTTACCTATCCATCAACGTAACACTAATTTTGAACTTAAAGTGACAAGTGATTTTCCATACCCTGTATCGTTGGTGTCGATGATGTGGGAAGGTAACTATTCTAATAAGTATTATAGGAGGGCTTAATTATGCCTGCAGCTATTTTTGCAGGAGTCACTGCTGCCGCAAGTATTGTTGGTGGCATTATGGGCTCTAACCAAGCCAGCAAAAACAACAAACAAGCTAAGAAAAACCACGAAGAACAGAAAAAAGCAGCTAAAAAAATAGCTAAAAAAACAAACGAACATAACGATAAAGTTTTTGCTGCTGATAAAGAAAATTATTACTCTAATCGAGAGTACGATTGGAAAACTACTGTTAAAAACTGGAAGTATAATCAAAGTATTCAAGATTATAACTACTTACAAACAGTTAAGCAGTACCAAGGTTCTGTAGAAAACACGTTAACGCAGCTTACTTACAATAGTATGGCTGCTATGGAGGCTCGTGAATCTGAACAAGCGTCTCTTGTTGATATTCTAAATGAAGACGCCTTCCAACGTGAAAGTCTTTTGGTAGAGCAGTTAAAAAATGAAGGTCAAGTTGCGTTACTACAGGCAGGTAATTCTAGATCTAAAGCTATACAAAGTGCTTTAGCTCAGACTGGCAGAGACTCTGCAGTTATGGATGCTAGTATTCAAAGTGCTCAGCTTCAATCTCAACGTAACATGCGCGATATTGCCATGGGTAAGTTTATTGATGATCAAAATGTTATGGCATCTATGATGATTCGACCTGATCGCTTGCCTGCATTGCCAGAACCGATTCAAACGCCTGAACGTATTTTTGTTGAACCTATGGAAGCAACTGAAGCATATATCCCAGCACCACTTACACAAAGTACATTTGCACCGATTGCACAAGGTATTGCCAGCGCTGCGGGTGCATTTGCTAATCCTGCTTTATTTACTTAATTATGGCACAGTATCGTAGATCCGCACAAGCTAGTGGTTACAGCCCCCGTAGGGTTGATCAAAGCAACATCCAGCGTATGCGGGAAGACAGTGAACGTACTGCCCGTAATATGCGCGAGCGTGCAGAAATGGAGATCTCTGAGCGGAGGAGATCCCTTGCACAACAAAAAGAAGACCAAGCCGCTACACGGCGGATGGAAGAAAAGAATTATCAAATTAGTAGTGAAAACTCACGTAAAGAACTCGAAGGTCTACGTCTAAAAGCACAGCAAGAATCTCAGCAAGCTGCGCTAGATATTGAAGCTAGTAATAAAATTTTTAGCAGTATTGCTAATTTTAGTAAATCTGCTATGAACGTAGCTATAGAGCTTGATACAAAGAAAAAAAGAGAGGAACATAAAAGGAAGATTCAAGCAGCTCGGGAATCAGGTGATTACAACGGTTTATCACAACTTTTAATTGGTGATTCAGCTGCTAAAACCGTTGAGCAATTAAATGCTGTACAAAGAGCGGAAGAAACCGGGGGAGCTGATCCTTTAATTGTTGCTCAACTTAAAAACCAGGATCCTAACCAAGCTGCTAGAGCTGGTCTGGCTGCTGTTGATGCTGCTCAACGTGATGGGGTATTTAAAGAGCTTTTGTTTAAAGCTGCTTCACGTCTTGAGGCTGAAGCCGGAGATCGTACTATCGCAATGGAGGAGTACGTACAGGCTTTAAGTAGAGTGATGGAGAAAACTCGGGACAACTTTATCGATTCACAATATCCGGCAGAAATAATTGCTGATATTGAAGAGCGTGTTGACCGTGATTTTAGCAACGTACTGCAAAGTATTAGAAAGGGAAAGGTAGAAGAAGAAAATAGCCAAAACCGGGCTACAAATATTTCTACTTTTGAAAACTCTTCACCAGAAAATCTGCCAATACAATTCCCCGCTATTTGGCTTAAACTTCAGGATCTTAATGGTGGCAACGCAGCTGAATCTTGGAAAGATCTAACGCCTTCTATGACAGCTGTTGACCCAAGAACAGGTAATCCTATCATGGATATGGATACTATTGATCGGCTGCCTCTTCTTATTAACGGTAAAGAAACAACCTTTGGTGAGCATTTTTCTAACCGTAAAGGTCAACCTGTAGGTATCCGTGCCCAAGTTATTGAAGGTCGTAACAAAAACCAGGTTAATTGGGGTAGAACTAATGATGCGTTGGAGAAACAAAACCGAGAACAACTAGAAGAAAAGTTGGTACGTGCTGTTGATGCTAACCCTACTGCGGCTAATATTGGAGAAGCACAACGGATGTATGTTGAGCAAACTGGTGGATACACTAGCCAAAAGTTGGCTAATTATGATAAACACCTTTCTCTTGAAGTCTCCTTACGTAATAATGAGGCTCAGCGCATTATGTCTAAACCTGATGATCAATTGACGCAGCAAGATGTTGATGCAGCTGCAGCTGTTATGACCGAATCAAAGGCTAAGATTATCAAGCAGCGTTATGAATCTAATAATGGTCAGTACAATACAAAAGAAGCTACTAAAATTATTAGCAACGCTACTGCTACGATTAAAGGTACGACAACTTTTGGTACAACTAAAGCTGCCGTAACTGGTGCACAACCTGCTATTAGTTATATGGAAGCACAGATAAAGAAGAAAGCTAAACTTATCTACGGTACTGGTCAAAACGGTTTTACTGTTGAAGAGGCTTTGACAAAAGCAGCTGATGATGAGGCAGAACTTTATCTAAAACAAAAAGATAGCAGACAATACGAAATCCTACCGTATGCCCGTAAGGTTCTTCCCAGCGGTCGTATTGAATTTCCCTATTTGGAACGCCGTGCTGGCGATGTACCTGCTGCTGAAAAAGCGGTACGTGAATACAAAATGCTTAGGGAACAGATTAAATCTCTTGGATTACAAGAGGTAGTTAACATTCCTAATTCTTTTATTACACCCGAACGTATGGAATACATCGCCCAAAATTACGGAACACCTGGGTTCCAGCCTGCTGCTCTTGAAAGGGCTGTTCAAGGTATGTCTTCTGGAGCTTCTTTGCATCAAATTTATAACAGTGCATTTAAAGCAGCTGGTCGTCCAGAAAGATTTGAAGCACATAAAATTCTTGAAGGTGTTAACTTTACAGCTGAACAGCAACGTATTCTTAACGACGCATTTGCAAGTTATCAGTCTAAATTAAATGTTGTTAATGTTGCGTCAGGTAATACAGAGGTTTACAAAGCACCTACTCACATGCGAGCCGGTTCTCCTATGCTTATCTACACCTCTGGTAATATTGGACCTACATCAACTGGACCACACCTAGACGTAAAACGTGTTGATGGTCAAGAGTTTCCGGTAAACGCTTTAGATACTTTTATTGAAGTAGAAGACCCGGAACTTGGTAGAGTGCCTCTAAGTCGAGTGCCTATTACTGGTGATTTTGCTGAACATAAAGCCCGTGGTTCACACGGCATTGATTATGGCCTTTACAGTGGTACTGCAATTTACGCCAAAAATGGAGCCAAAGTAGTTAATACACAACCATCTGAACATGGTGATGTTGTGACTATTGAACTGCCGAATGGTCTTCGATATACATTTTTACATGGCACAGCGCCTAACTAATTATGCCTATTGATATTGAAGAGAAGTATGAGTCTGATCCAGCTCAAGACTTACAAATGTCTGAAGAGTTACAGCATGAGGCAATGGTTGATCAGCAAGTTGCTGCTGAAGCCGTTGCCCAGGCTGCTCTGGAACAGCCGACTCCTACGGGAGAGCAACAGCCTTCTCCGCAACAACCCCAACCTCCTACGGGAGAGCGTCCATATCCAATTCCTGAGGGAGTTGATGTTAACGCACCTGATTTTGAAGAAAGGTATGCTAGCTACGTTGCTGAATTAGAAGAAAACAAAAAATTCCAAGACCCTAGATTTTATGCCGAACAATACGCGGCAATTCCTGTAGGTGTTGTTGATTTTGCTACAGATCTAATTAACGTAGTACCAGGCATTGAGATTCCTAAAATGCCTGAGTTTCAATATAAAGAATACGAAGCAGCACGTAACATTGCGTCTGTTGTTATACCTACCTTGCTGGGTACTGGTGCCTTGAGTGCAGCTGGTAAAGCTGCTAACACACGGGTTGGCTGGTCTATTGGTCAAAACAAATTCATGCAATGGATTGGCAACCGTGGTGTTGAGTCATTGGCTGGTCTTGGTGTAGGTGTGGTGAGCAGTGAGTACGAAGGTGATAACCTTACTGGTACTCTTAAAAAATCATTTCCTAAAACCTACGACTTTATCCCTGATAGTATAGCCACACTTGACAGCGACACACCTGATGAAAAACGTCAGAAGAATATTCGTGAAGATATCGGCGGCGGTATGTTTGTCGAGCTTTTGGGGTCTACTCTTCGTTTTGGTACTGCCATTGGTCAAACAGCTCTAGGTACGCGAAGGTCTAATAAGCTGGTTGGTGAAACTGCAGAAGCACGTAAATGGCTTACTGAAAACTCACCCAAACCACGATCTGATGACCCTGAAGCATATCTAATTGAAGGCGCTATTAAACAGGAAGAAGCCCTAGATGAAATTGGTGGATACAATGTTATGAACAATCCAAACATGGACGTTGCCCTTAAGGGTGTCCATGATTTGTTTGATTACAGTGAGCTTGGTGTTCGTACTGTAGATGACTTTGGTATTGTTGGAGCAGCCATTGACCAGGTGCGTGTTGCCCGCAACCTTGATAGTGTTAACGGTCGTATGGGTAACATTATTTCTGAACCTGCTGTTAAATACGGTCTGCAATCAGCTGAAAACACTAACCAAATTGTTATGGGTCTTGCCGATCAACTGCATAAAGCAGGTGAGATCGGAATGGAAGGTACTAATTGGAAGGTTACCTTTAAAGATGTTATCGATGAAAACGAGAACCTAGCTATCTCGATGATCGATCCCCGCATGTCTAAATCTGACATCCGTAAAGTTCTTGAACCACATATTGTACGTCAACCTGACGGTACTGAAGTGCTGGTAGAAGAAGGGTTTGAGATTGCCTCTAAAGCCCTTAAACAGCTCGGTTCAGAGGTTACCGGTATGGATATGGCAAGGGCACAATCTTTGCTTGCTGGAAGCCTTTCTGGACGCATCTCAGACGTTTCTGAAGGTGCCCGTCTAATGCATGGAACCCCTGCCGTTAAAGTAGCACAAGACAAAGTAATCGATCTTATGCAGTACGTCACTCAGTTGACTGCTTCTGCTAAGTATTACAAACACCGCAAGATGAACTTGATCCAAATGGTTAAAAATGGATTCAAGAACATCGAAGGTTACACTGAAGCTACTGTATTGGGTGCTGGTGAAACTGCTCAACGTATTTTCCAAGACTCCCAACGTTTTGGTTCTACCATGCGTATGATTGCTGACAATCAGCCTGAGCTAATGGATCAATTCTTGATGGCATACGAGCTGACTGACGGACGTATTGATACCATCGCTAAGATGAACCAATACATCTACGGCATGACTGCCGACCTTGGTAAAAGTATTATTAACTTGAATCCTGAGGTTGAGAATAAACTAATTGCTGGTGTGTGGTCTAATGTTTACAACAGTATTCTGTCTGCATTTGTTACCCCTATCCAAGCATTGGTAGGTAACTTTGGTGGTATTATTTCACAACCCGTTGCACACTTTGCTGGTGCAATTATGTCTGCTGATCTAAAAGCAGTTCAACGTGGTTGGATGGCTTATAGTTCTATTGGTGAAACAATGCAACGTGCCTTGCCATATGCAGGTGACGTGTTTATGAAGGCATCGCGTGAGCCCGATGCAGTACGTGCTGGCACACGTCTTGATTTGCTTTTGCAGTCAGAACGTGAAATGGATTTTCTTAAACAAGCCGCTCGTACACAAAAAGACAAAGGTAATGATGGTCTGGAATATCTTGTCAACCAAATTGAAATGCTTAATGACCTAAGTAAAGATCCTATCCTACGCTTTGGTCCTAATGCTATGACAGCTCTTGACGGATTTAGTGGTGTGTTTAATGCCTCTGCTGAAGCCCGTTTTCGTGCTATGGACGAATTGGTTGAAGCCGGTAAACCTATTACTAAAGAAAACCTCAAACCTATTGCTGATAAATATTACAAACAGATGTTTGGGTCTGACGGTATGCTGTCAGATGAAACAGTAAAATATGCTACTGGAGAGATGGCGTTGAACCTTGATACGCCACTAGCTTCTAATGTTTCTGAGTTGACTAGAACTGTTCCAGCTCTAAAACCTTTCCTTATGTTCCCCACTACGGGTATGAACATGATTGATGTGGCTGGTAAGTATAACCCTATATTTACACCTTTTCAACGTGATATTAATGAGCTAGCTTACACACCTCTTAACGACCTGTTTGGTAATGAAGCACGTGTTGATGAACTACTAAGGGCACGTAATATCAATCCTGATACTATGGATGTTATTGCAAAGCAAAATAGAATTGCCGACCTTAAGTACACAACTCGTGGTCGTAAAGCTATGGGTGCCATGGCAGTTACTTCTGCTATTGGTTTGTTGATGAATGGTCGTTTGACTGGTGATGGTTTGATGGATCGAGAGGCACAACGTTCTCGTGAAAAACAATCTAACTGGAAAAAACGTAGCATTATGGGTCCAGACGGGAAATGGTATTCATATGAGTGGCTGGGTCCCCTTGCTGATTGGGTTGCTTTTGTAGCAAATGTTGGTGATAATTTTGACATGCTTGGACAGGCTAAAACTGAAATGTTTTTTGAAAAAGCTATGTTTATCCTAGGTGCTTCTGTTACTGACCGTACTGGTTTGTCTACACTAAAACCTTTAATGGACATGCTTTCTGGTAACCCAGGTGCTGGGCAACGTTGGG